TCTCGCGATCAAGGCGCTGCAGTGGGGCATCCCGGTGACATCAGAAATGCCGAACTGGATCGGCGAACAGGACAACACGGACGCGGGCCGGCTGGCGATGTTTCGCCGGCTCGCATGGGCACAGTGGACGTTGGAGGAGATCGCGCATGGCGAACCGTTCGCCCGCCTCCTCGCTTGAGCAGTTCGAGCAGGAATTCGTCCGGCCGAGGCCAGGGCGCACGCTGATCGTGGGGAGCGCCGTCTATCGGGAGAAGGAAGACCGCCGGAAGCGGTATCCGGGCGCGGTCGGCGTGGACATGCTGGAGGGGCAGGGCGTCGACCTGGTCGTCGACCTGGAGGAACCGCTTCCAGACGACCTCGGCACGTTCGCGCACGTCGAGTGCATGAGCGTGCTGGAGCATTCGCGCCGGCCGTGGCTGCTGGCGGCGAATCTCGAGCGGATGATGGATCCGGGCGCGACGATCTTCGTGTCGGTGCCCTTCATCTGGCGCTTCCACGGCTATCCGTCGGACTTCTGGCGGCTGACCCCGGAAGCGCTGCCGGTGATTTTCCCGAACGTGGAGTGGATCGAGCGGCGGCTGGCCAGCGATGCGCTGCTCGACGGGTACAGGGTCAACGCATTGAAGCGAGACGCGCATCCATTCCTCGCGCGCACGGAGACGTGCGGTTTCGGGGTGCGTCGGTGAGGGTGCTGGTCACCGGCCGTGGCGGTTCAGCGGGCAGCTGGATCGTCCGCGGCGAACAGTTGGGGAAGGCGATCGGCGCAACGGTGCAACCGATGGCCGCGAGCGCGGTCGGGTTCGATGTCGCGGTCGTGGTGAAGCGCACGCCGCCGCAGGCGATGAAGGCGCTGCAGGGCAGGCGCTGGGTCTGGGACATCGTCGATGCCTATCCGCAGCCGGAGGCGTACGGCTGGGAGCGCAGCGATGCGGTGGCCTGGGTGCAGCGCAGGATCCGGGAACTGAAGCCGGCGGCGATGATCTGGCCGACGGCGCGGATGCGGGAGGACTGCGACACCGGCCTGCCCGGCATCGTGCTGCCGCACCACTACCGCCCGCGCATCGGCGTGAATCCGATCCGGGACCGGGTGCAGGTCGTTGGATACGAGGGAGCGCCGGCCTACCTCGGCTCCTGGCGCGCGCTGCTGGAGGACGAATGCGCGCGCCGCGGCTGGCGCTTCGCGGTGAACCCGGCGGCGCTGACCGATCTCGACATCGTCGTCGCGCTCCGCGGCGCCGGGGGCTACGTCTCCCGGCACTGGAAATCGAACGTGAAGCTGGCCAACGCGCACGGGAGCGGAACCCCGTTCGTCGGGCAGCAGGAATGCGGCTACATCGAGACGCGCACCGGCGCGGAGTACTGGGCCGAGGACGCGCCCAGCTTGTCCCGCGCGTTCGACTGGCTGACGGATCAGGGCGCGCGCGAGGCGATCGCCGATCGCTTCCTGCAGGGCGCCTATCCGGTGCAGCGCGCGGCCGATGCGCTGAAGGCATTCCTCCATGCGCTGTGAAGTGCTGCTCCAGCCGAGGACGGCGCTCCGCGGCGAGAAGATGCTGAGTTCGATGGTCGAGGCGTCCGCGCGCGCCGGCGTCGAGTGCATCGTCTCGACGGGCGAATGGCGCGGTCTCGCGCCGCTGCTGATGACCTACGGCTTGGGCCACCTGCAGCGCCGGCCTTGGCAGGAGGCGCACAAGCGCGGCGGAGGCCGGCTGATCGGCTGGGACCTGGGCTACTGGAACCGCGATGTGCCGCTGGCGTTCTCCATGCGGCTGACCATCGACGACGACCACCCGCACCGCCTGGTTCGCGATGAACCGGCGGACCGGTGGGAAGCCGCCGGGATCGTGCTCCGCGAGGATGCCAACGCAGACGGGCCGGTGGTGCTGGTCGGGCTGGGAAAGAAACAGCGAGCGCTGATGGGCTCGCGGACGCAAGAGTGGGAGCGGCGGCAGGCGGCAGCGCTGCGGCGGCGGTTCCCAGATCGGGAGGTCGTCTACCGCCCCAAGCGCGGCGGCGATGAATTGCCCGGTTTCCGGACGATGCAGGGCGAGATCGAGCAGGTGCTACGTGGCGCATCGCTGGTGGTCTGCCACCACTCGAACGTGGCGGTCGACGCGTGCATCGCCGGCGTGCCGGTTGAGTGCGAGGACGGCATCGCCTTGGCGCTGTATCGCGGCAACCCGGCGCCGAGTCGGGAGGAGCGGCTGCGGTTCCTGCGGTCGGTGGCGTGGTGGCAGTGGACGCCGCTCGAAGCGGCGCGCGCGTGGGAATTCATCAAGGCGAGGCTGACGTGATCCGACTGTTCTGCGGCTACGACGAACGCGAGGCCATCGGCTTTCATGTGTTCGTCGATTCCGTGATCCGTCGCGCGACCGTGCCGGTGGCCTTCACCCCACTGTCGGCGATGGGGATGCCTGTCGGGTCGAACAGCTTCACCGTGTCGCGCTTCCTCGTCCCGTATCTGTGCGGATTCAAAGGCAGCGCGATCTTCATGGACGGCTCGGACATGCTGCTGGGGACGGACATCGCGAAGCTGGCGGCAAGCTTCAACACCGAATTCGCGGTGCAGGTGGTCCAGCATCCGGACTACGACACGCGGCACCCGCGGAAGTACGTCGGGACCGGCATGGAGGCGGAGAACCGGAACTACCCGCGCAAGAACTGGGCCAGCGTGATGCTATTCAACTGCGAGCACCCGGTCTGGCAGGACTTCACCCCGCAGTGCCTCGCGAGCTATCCGGTCGGCGACCTGCTGAGCCTGCGCTTCGCTGGGGAGGACGTCGGGCTGCTGCACCCGCGCTGGAATCGGCTGGTCGACGAAGGGCAGCCGGCGGCCGGCAACGTCCTACACTGGACAGGCGGAATCCCCGCCTTCGAACACTACCGCGACGCGCCTGGCGCCGAGTTCTGGCACGCCGCGCGCGCTCAGATGGAGCAAACCGCATGAGCGTCGTTTCCCTCGATGACGTGAAGCGCCACCTGCGCCAGACGCACAACGCGGACGACGACCTGCTGCGGCAGCTGATCGCCGGCGCCGAGGACGAGATGAAGCAATACCTGGACCGGGACGAGCTCCCGCGCCGGGACGATCCCTGTGCCTGCGAGTGCGAGTCGGACAGTTCGCTCGATGCGGCGTCGGACTCCGATGACCTGGCGCCGACGGTCCGAGTCGCGATCTTCTTCCTCGTGCAGGCGTCCTACGACGCCACGCCGGACGAAAACGCCAAGCTGCGCGAAGCCGCATTCCGCATGGCTGCCCCGTACCGCTGCCGGATGGGCGCCTGATGCTTTCGCAGCGCTACCGCCACCGGATCACCTTCGAGGAGCAGGTGACGCTGGTCGACAGCACGGAAGGTTCGCGCGAGGTCGACTGGATCCCGGTCGTGCTCGATTCTGGCGAAGTGCTGCAGGACGTGCCGGCAGAAGTGCTGACCGGCCCCGGGCGCGAGTGGATGCAGTCCGGCAAGACGCAGGCCGAGGTGGCCTCGCGGATCAACTGCCGCTGGTTCCCTGGCCTCGACCCGGCATGGCGCATCACCTGGAACGGCCTGATCTACAACATCGGCACCTACGACATGGACCGCACCGCGCAGCGCGAGTATCGGATCCAGTGCACCGCGGGGGCGAACGACGGCCAATGAGCGAAATGCAGTCGATCGAGATCCATGGCCTGAATGGCGTGCTGGAAACCCTGCGCAGCCTGCCGGCCGAGATCGTGTCCAAGCGCGGCGGCCCGGTGAAGCTGGCGCTGGCCAAGGGCGCGCGCTTCCTGCGCGACCGGTACAAGGAAAACCTGCGGCGCGCGATCGCGCTCGGGCCTTCCACGCGCAGCACCGGCGAACTGGAAAAGCACGTCATCGCCAGCCGCGGCAAGGCGCCCTCGGGCGGGAACGGGGAGCGCTACCTGGTGCGGGTGAAGAAGCGCGACTACATCAACGCCGACGGCGTGCGCACGAATCCGCTGATGACCGCGAACCTGCTGGAGTGGGGCAGCAGCCACCAGCCGTCGACGCCGTTCGTGCGGCCGACCGTGACGCAGGACGGCGAGCAGACCATCCGCATCGTCTCCGAGGATCTGGTGAAGCGCACCGACAAGGCCGTGCAGCAGATGCTCGACCGTGGGAAGAACCGCTGATGTTCCCGAAGGTCTACGAGACGCTGCGCGCGAATGCGACGGTGAAGTCGATGGTCGGCGAGAACGTCGGCCGGCATGGATCGCTGCAGCAGGAAGTGCAGCCGCCATACATCACGTGGCTGGTCGCCGCCGAGCAGCCGGACGACCAGCTGAGCGGCGCCCCGGAATCGGACTTCACGACCGTGCAGATCGACTGCTGGTCGAAGTCCGACGGCGAGGTCGTTTCCCTGGCGCGCGCGGTGCGCGATGCGCTGGACGCCGCCGGCATTGCGAACCGCGTGGTCGTCGACCTGCGGGAGCGAGATACCAAGCTGTACCGCGTCAGCATCGACGCCGACTTCATCACGAACCGATAGCCCGTCCACAACCGCTCCACCACCCGGCCCGCTGAGGGCTTTTTTTCTGCCCAAAGGAGGGCATTTGCCATGTCCGGTAGCGTGAAAACCCAAGGTTCCAAGCTTTACGTCGTCGACATCCTGACCGCCAGCGTCGCCGCGATCGTCGCACTCGAATGCCCGACCGGCATCAGCGGACTGGGCGGCGCGGCCGACCAGATCGAAGACACCTGCCTCGACAACACCGAGGACAAGTCGTTCCTCCGAGGCCTGGGCAATCCCGGCCAGGTCACCGTGCCCTTCAACCTCATTCCGGATTCGGTGTCGCAGCAGTTGCTGTGGCAGATGAAGGAAGCCGGCGACGTCTACCACTGGATGATCGGCCTGTCGGATGGTGTGAGCGCCCCGACGCTGGCCGGCGAAGCGTTCGCGACCCCGCCCACCGATCGCACGTTCCTCGGCTTCGATGCGTACGTCTCCGACCTGAACATCGACATCGCGACGAACACCATCGTGAAGGGCACGCTGACCCTGCAGCGCAGCGGCGCGGTCACCCCGTACTGGAAGGTCTAACGGCTCGCTCTCTCTCTGGGGCGGGCCTGGGGTGCCGTTCGCCGTGGCATTCCCGCCGCCCCGCCTTGCAGGACAAACGGCCAGATGGACAAGAATCGATTCCTCGCTTCGAAAACACCGATCGCGCGCGAAGTCACGTTCGCAGACGGCACGAAAGAAACCCTCCACTTCCTGCAGCTGAGCGCCGGTGAATTCCGCCGTTTCCAAGAAGCTGCAACCTCGGACAACCTCGAGGAGCGCCTGTACTCCATGCAGAGCCTGATCGTCGCCAGCCTGTGCGACGACAAGGGCGAGCTGGTCTTCTCCGCGAAGGACCGCATGGGCCTGACCATGCAAGGCGTGAACGACCTGTTCCCGCACGTGATGGCGGTCTCCGGGGTCAGCGCCAAGGCAAAAAAAGAATCGCCGAGCGCGGATCCCACTGGTTCCGCCACGTCCTAGCACTCGCGCTCGGCAAAACGCTGGGCGAGATCGATGCCATTCCTCGAGTCGAGTTCGAGGAGTGGCGAGAGTTCTACCGCCTATTCCCCTTCGATGACTTCCATCGGTTCCACCGCCCGGCCGCATTGACGGCCGCCGCATACGGCGCCGACGTGAAGGCATCGCTTGCATGGCTCCAGCCCGATCCGGCCGACGCCGCGCTCGAAGGCTGGGAGAAATCCGACTTGAACACCTTTGCCGCGTTCGGCCTGAAGCCGCCCGCGAAGGACTGACATGGCCGCTGGCTCCATCATCATCGACCTGCTGCTCCGCACAGGATCGTTCTCGACGGATTCCGATCGCGCGGCGAAGAAGCTGGCCGAACTGCAGAAGGTCGCCAAGCAGGCCGGCGTCGCCATTGGCACTGCCATCGTCACTGGCTTCACGGCGGCGAGCGTCGCGATCAAGTCGTCCATCGACCGCATGGACGAAATGTCGAAGGCCGCGCAGCGCGCGAACCTTCCGACCGAGGACTTCTCGCGCCTGGCGTACGCGGGCGATCTTGCCGACGTTTCCGTGCAGTCGCTTGAGAAGTCCTTCGGCAAGCTGGCCAAGGCGCAGAGCGATGCGCAGGGCGGGTCGAAGGCGCAGGCCGAGGCCTTCGAGCGGCTGGGCATCGCCTTCGAGAACGCGGACGGTTCTCTCCGACGGTCCTACGACGTCTTCCTCGACTTCGCCGATGCGTTCCAGAAGTACAAGGGAAGCCCGGAGATCGTCGCGCTCGGGATGCAGATCTTCGGGCGCAGCTTCCAGGACATGATCCCGCTGCTGAAGGACGGCGCGCAGGGCATCCGCAACGCGGCAGACGAATCGGATCGGTTCCATGCCACGATCAGCGACAAGGCCGGCAAGGCCGCCGAGGAATTCAACGACAACCTGACCCGGCTGAAGACCGCGGCTAAGGGCGTCGCGAACGTCGTCGCCGAAGACCTGCTTCCGGACCTGGTGAGCCTGTCCGAGCAGTTCGTCGATGGCGCTGGGAAGGGGGACCGGCTGAAGCAGGCCGGGGATGACATCGCCGACACCTTCCGTGTACTCGCCATCGCGGCCCAGCTCGTCTGGGGCGGCCTTGAGTCCATTTCCGACGTCATGCGCGCGGAGGTGTCTCTCTGGATTTCGTTCGCGAATGCCGCGCTCGCGGTCAAGGATGCGCTCACCTTCGATTTCAAAGGTGCCGCTGCTCATCTGCGTGCCGCTGGCCAAGAGGCGCAGGAAGCGAAAGCGCGACTCACCGGCATCCCCGACAATTTCAACGTCGGAGACGGCGGCTCCAGCAGCGGGAAGCGCAAGGTCTACTTCGCCGGCATCGACCCCGACCCCGAGGGGCTGTTCAAGAATCCGCCGAAGCCTCCGCCTCCACCGCCGGCTCCAGACGAGCCCAAGACCGGCGGCCGCAAGGGCGCAGCTGGCCTATCCGAAGAGCAGCGCGCGGCGCAGCGCCTGCAGGACGCTTACGACAGCCTGATCGCCAGCCAGAAGGAACAGATCGCGCTCTTCGGCCAAACGACTGAGGCGGCGAAGGCCAGGTACGACACCGAGTTCGGCGACCTGAAGAACCTGTCCCAGGCGCAGAAGGACGCCGTGATCCAGAACGCGGAGCACCTCGACCAGCTGAAGTTGGAGGACGAGCTCAGCAAGGCGGCAGCCGACGCGATCAAGGAACAGACTGAGGCCGAGAAGCGCCACAACGACCAGGTGAACGACCAGATCTCGGACATGCAGTTCGAGCTTTCGCTGCTGTCCATGACGAACGACGAGCGCGCGAAGGCCATCGCCCTGCGCTACGCCGAAGTGGACGCAATGAGCGAGCAGGGGAAAAAGATCGCAGACCTGGCGGTCGCCACCGAAGAAGCACGGACGAAGGCTCAGTATTACGACCAAGTGCAATCCAGCCTGTCCGATGCCATGTTCGATTTCGTTTCTGGTGCGAAGTCCGCAAAGGATGCGTTGGGCGCGTTCGCCGATGCGCTGTTCGAGGCAAGCCTGCGCGCGCTGACCGACAAGTGGTCCGAGAACCTGACGAATATGTTTAAGGGCTTCGGTTCGTCCGGAGCTTCCGGAGGCTCTGCCAGCAGCGGCGGCGGCTTCTGGAGCGGCATAATCAGCTTGTTCAGCAGTTTCGGGGGCGGCAAGGCGGTTGGCGGACCGGTCAATTCGTCGCAGGCATACCTGGTCGGCGAACAGGGCCCGGAAATGTTCGTGCCGAGCACGGCCGGCTCGATCATCCCCGCCGGCGCAACCGCGGCCGCCATGTCCGGCGGCGGCGCCTTCTACCAGAACAACACCTTCCTGCTGCCAGCGCGCATCGACAACAGGTCTCAGATGCAGGTCTCGCAGGCCGCCGGCACTGCCGCGGCGACAGCGATTCGGAGGAACGGCTGATGTTCTACCCGATCACAATTCCGCCGACGCCTGGCTTCGGCTGGCAGGGCGGCGCGGAATTCGACACCCTGATCCGCGCCCAGGAGAGCGGCCGCAACCGCCGCATCCCCCGGCGCTACATCGGTCTGCATCGCTACGTCGCGCCGATGAAGAACATCCCGCTCCAGGCCGCGCAGTCGATCGCAGTGGTGCACAAGGCGATGCTGGGTGCAGCGCATACCTTCCTGCACATCGATTACCTCGACAATCAGGCCTTCAACGAGGAATTCGGCATCGGCGATGGGTCGACGAAGGACTTCCAGCTGAAGAAGACCTATTCGCCGGGCGCTGGCGCGTCGTACGAGCGCGACATCACGAAGCCCGACGTCGACGGTGACATCCGGATTCAAGGCGACGCCGGCATCCCCATCGAGATCCTCGTGAACGGCATCGCCACCGCGGCGACCGTGAACCGGGCCACCGGGAACGTGCATTTCGCATCGGCTCCGGCGCTGGGCGCAGTCCTGACCTGGTCCGGCCGGCACTACGTCTGCGTGCGCTTCAACCGCGACGACCTGCCGTTCACCGTCGACAACGTGTCGAACAAGGTGTTCATCACGAATGGCTCGCTCGAGCTGATCGAAGAACTCAACGAATAGCCATGCCCAAGTCCATCCCTATCGCCCTGGCCGACGTTCAGTCGGCCGGCGTGGCGACGATTTCCTTCCTGATCCGCATCGGCCCGCTGAAGGACGATTCGTACCTGCGCTGGACCAGCATCGACAAGGACGAGGAATACAACGACGGCGACGGGCTGGAGACATACTCCGCGGCCACTGGTGCCCAGCTGAGCACGCTGGAAGCGACGAACGACCTCTCCGTCGACAATGCCGAAGCGCAGTCCCTCGGCCCTGTCTACCCGAACACGAATGGCATCACGGCGGACATGGTCCTGCGTGGCCTGCTCGACAACGCGCCCTATCGCGTTTATCAGCATGCGGTCGGGGGCGGCGCCGGCGAGCATTCGATCATCGCCTCTGGCGTGATCGGCCGCGTGCGGATGCAGAACAACGGCACCGTCGCGATCCCGGAACTGCGCAGCTGGACGCAGCTTCTGGATCAGACCGGCATCATCTCCGAGACGTGCCTGGACTGCCGGTCGAAACAGTTCGGCAGCCAGATCGGCGAAGAACGCGAGCCATGCGAGTACCCGATCGCCTACGAATGGGTTCCCTTCACGGTCTCGGACGTCGGCGCTGAATCGGTGCGGGAATTCTTCTCCGAAGACCTGAGTGATTCGGACTACCCGGGAGACGATGGCGGCGGATATTTCGCGCCTGGCATGGTGCTCTGGGAAACCGGAGACAACGCCGGCCAGTCCCGGGAGGTCGAAAGCTTCACCGGTGGCGGATCGGGCGGCGATGGCTACGTTTCCCTTCGTTTCACCACGCGCCTACCGATTCAGGTCGGTGACAGTGGCCAGATCCGACGCGACTGCACGCGCAAGTGGGAAGGACACAACAGCTGCCAGACCTACTGGGGCGCGCAGCGCGGTCGCCACTTCAATGGCGAGAATTTCATCAACATCGGCGACACGACGGCGAACAGCGTGCCGGGCGTTAACGCCACCGTCAGCACCGGCGGCACCGGCGAGGCGCAGGTCGACCTATGAGCCGCCTACTTGGCCCTGAGTTCAGCGACGACGAGCGCGAGCAGCTTCTGGCGAATGCGCGGGCGATGCTCGGCACGCCATGGCGGCACAAGGGGCGCCGCCTTTCCGGAACGGACTGTATCGGGTTCCTCCGCCTGCTGTTCTGCTCGATCCGCAAGATCCCAGAGACCCGGATGGACTACGGTCGCACGCCGCACAACGGCAAGCTGCAGGCGGGCCTGACCGAATACCTGGGCGAGCCTGTAAGCGGGCCGATGCGCTCCTGCGACGTCGTCACGATGCGCTGGAACGGCGACGCGCACCACGTCGGCTTGGTCGTCCCGCACTGGCACCGAGGCCTCGGCCTGATCCATGCGGACAACACGGCCCCCGGCGGGGAGGGCCGCGTCGTCGAGCACGGCATCGATCCGTTCTGGCAGGCCCGAATCCTGCAGTGGTGGCGGCCATGAGTGGCCAGCAGGCCGGAACCGTTGTCGGCTTCGTCGCCGGCTTCTTCCTCCCTGGCGGGCCGCAGGTCTGGGCCACCGTCGGCGGTGTCGTCGGCAGCTATATCTCGCCGACGGTGTTCAAGGGGCCGTCGATCGGAGACGCGCAACAGCAGACGTCGCGCACGGGGATGCCCATCCCGAAGGCGTTCGGACATCCGCCTCCGTTCGCGCCGACCCTGGTCGATGGCGACAAGGTCGCGCGCAAGATCAAGAAGAAGCAGTCGAACGGGAAGGGCGCTCCGACCCAGACCGAGTACGAAGCATTTATCGCCACGCGAGCCTTCCTGATCGGCGAGCAGATCAGCGCAGTGGCGCGGATCACCCGCAACGGGAAGCTGGTTTATTCGACCATCGCTGGCGACAACATCGACGCCGATTCCGCGGTGTTCGCATCGCAGCTGCGCATTTACTACGGCAGCCGCGACCAGGGACCGGATCCTTCGCTCGAGGCGATCCACGGAGTCGAGAACACGAATTGTTATCCCGGCCGCGCTTATTTCGTGGTGATCGACGACGACGAAACGGACACCCGCGGCGCTGCGAATCAGTACCGCGTCGAAGTGATCGCCAGCGGCACGCTGGAAACGAATTGCGCCACGGCGTGGATCGCCACCGACGGGTTCGGCAAGTTCGTGCGCTCCGATGGCACGGACTGGACGAGCGAGGCGGCCTATACGGTATCGGGAGTTGGCGGGCGCGACCTGCTCTACAACGGCACGGCGCTGGTCTGCTCGGTGGTCAACAACACCGACTTCTCGCTGGACAAGGGGTTGTCGTGGGCGCCGTCCACGATTGATTCCCAATATGGATCCAGTGACGGGGCGCACGGCGCAGTTGCGGACAGAAACACCTTCGCACTCATGGCAAGCGGACATTTTGCCTATGGCACGAACGGCGACGTGTTCGTGTCCCGCGAGGTGTCACTTCCGGACAGCAACCCGATCTGCATCGCGGGTGGGTTTGGCTTCCTTGTCGCCGGCGGCGCTAACGGCGCAGTCAATGTTTCGTTCGACCTGTTCGAGACCTCGACCTATCAGGTCATCAGCACCAGCAGCGACTACTTCACGGCGATGGGGTCGAACGGAATCCGCGTCATCGGCGCGCAGGACAGCGCCCTGCGCACGTTCTACACCGACAACGGGATGGACTTCTTCGAGGGCGGTAACTTGCCCTCTGGCGCAATAGCCACCACCAAGCTAACCGCCAATGGCACCTTCTGGGTCTGCTCGCATTCGACCGGACTTGCGTACTCGAACGACAACGGCGCCTCCTGGCACGCCTGCACGATCCCTGCGGCATTCATTTGCCGGGACGTGAAATACGGCGCCGGGCTGTGGGTCGCCTGTGGCGAGCGCGGGGTCAATCCCATCATCATGACCTCGACCGACGGCATCAACTGGACCGAGCGCGCGAACAACTTCGCGTTCAATGACCAAGTGTTCAGCGTCGAGTTCATGGACTTCGGTTCCGGCATGAGCCAGATGCCCGATGGCGGAAGCGTCTACTACGACAGCTTCGGCAACATCCATGTCCAATGCACATCTCGCTCCACCGAAGAGAGCACGTTGTGGCGTGACGTCGCGACCGAGATTTGCGGACGCGCATCGCCGCTGCTGCTCGATCACATCGACTTCGCAAACATGCCCGACGAGGTTCCCGGGTTCCTCCTGGGCAACTCGTCGCTGAAGGGAACGGATTACCTCCGCACGCTGCTGCTGTTCTACTTCGCCGACGCTCCAGAGGTCGACGACAAGATCCGCACCGTTCGCCGCGGCGGGGCACCTGTCGGAACACTCGAATCCGCAGACCTGATGCGGATCGAGGACCAGGACGACGATCTCTGGGAGCAGCCGATTGTCGGCTGGCGCCGGCTGACCATCACCTACCCGGACCCAGCGAACAATTACGTCCCGAGCACGCAGGTCGCGCCGCGCACCAGCCCGGACGTTTCCGCCACCAGCGACATGAACATCGAATGCCCGATTCCGTTCGATGCGACCACGGCCGCGCAGAAGGCCGACATCATCCAGAAGATCAAGTTCTGCGAGCTCGAAGGCACGTTCACGCGCGCCTTCCCTGCGGAGTACGACAAGTTCGTTCCAAGCGATCCGGTGACGTTCGAAGACCGGCGGCAGATCCTCACAAAGAAATCCTTCGACCTTGGTCTGGTGAAGTTCGAAGGGCGCTATGACCGCGCCAGCGCCTACACGTCGGTGGCAGTGGGAACGAATGCACCGGCGCCGTCGAAGCAGGCCAGCAATCTGAAGGGGCCGACCTTCGGGCAGTTCCTGAACCTGCCGCGGCTGAAGTCGTCCGAGAATTCCCCTGGGATGTACGTCTTCGTCTGCGGGCTCGTCGACGGATGGCCTGGGTGCGATCTCTACGTCTCGATCGACGGAGGACTCACCGAACTCAAGGCCGCCACCATCCGCACGCCTTCGATCATGGGCCGGCTGACTGCCGACCTGCTGATCGGTGGAAGCCCCCTGGATGTGCAGACATACAACGACGACGTGCTCGAAAGCGTGACCGATGAGCAGATCGCCGCACGCATGAACGCCCTCGCCATCACCTCCGGGGGAGTTTCGGAGATCGCGCAGTTCAAGGACGCCAGCGAAACCTCGACGCTCAAGGTCTGGGAGTTGACCACGCTTTATCGCGGACTGCTCGACACCATCGAGGCAGACCACACCACGGGAGACGAGTTCGTTCTTCTCGACGGCAGCTATCTGTTCCTGCCGCTCGATTCCTCGCTGATCGGGAAGGAACTCATCTTCCGGCCGGCGACCTTGGGAACGCCGGTGGCCAACAACCCGACCTATCGGGCCACGTTCTCTCCGTACTTCACCGATCCGGAAGTGATCGAGTTCCTGGCGGACGAATCCGGCGCCCAGCTTCTCGACGAATCAGAACTTCCGCTCCAACAGGAATAGGCCATGCCCAAGCTCTCCAGTTACGCAAGCGCTACACCAGCGGCTGGCGACATCGTTCCGCTGATAAAAGGCGGAGTGAACAAAAACGCGACGGCGGGATCGATCGCTGCGCTCAGTCGCGTGCCGAACGTGCAGTCAGTAGCAAGCGCTGCCACGGTCACCCCGACCTTCGACAACGATCTGGTAAAGATCACCGCGCAAGCGGAAGCTCTCGCGTTGGCGAACCCCACAGGAACCGCCATACCTGGCTTGGGGATGGTGATACGAATCAAGGACGACGGGTCGCCACGCGCGATCAGCTACGGCTCGCAATATCGCGAGATCGACATTGTCCTGCCGACCTCCACGGTCGCCGGGAAGACCACTTACATCGCGATGATCTACAACAGCGACGAAACGAAGTGGGACTGTATTTCGACGGCCACCGAATCATGATGCCGTTCGCCGCTATGCGCCTGCGGGCATTGGCCGAAGCCGTCAGTGACGGTGGCGGCGGCTACAACGCCGAAACCCTCGCCTGGATCGCCGGCATTTCTGGCCTCGGCGGCACGGTCACGACGCAGGAGAAGGACTGGGCCGATGCGCTGATCGTGGCGTTGCAGGGCGAGACCTACGACGCGAAGGTGGTCTGGCTGGCGCCCTTCCTCGGCACGAACGTCGCCGCACACCGCGTGCCGTTGCGTGATCTGCTGGCGGTCGGCCCAATGCTCAACGGCGGAGCGACCGGCTTCGTCGATGCCGACTGCACCAACGCCGGCATCGAAAATGCGACCGAGAAGGCCGCGTACTTCGACACTCACATCCTGCCGCAGGATGTCAACTCGAACGACATCGGCTTCGGCTGGTGGGAAGGCAACATCGGCTTCGGCAGCAACGTCGAGCCGATGGGGTGTTACGACTCTGCTGGTGGCAACTACCGCGGCGTGATTGATCTCCGCACCACCGTGCAGCGCGGCTCCTACGGCTTCGTCAGCAACGGTGCGTCGGTCGCGACCACGGCCGCCAATGGCCACTACTACTTCCAGAGCACCGGGACCAGCTCGCGCAAGCTGTTCAAGGATGGCGTGCTGATCGCGAGCAACACCACCGCCGACACCGGATTCAGCAGCGGAAACATCTACACGATGTTCGTGATGGGTTCGCAGGACCACACCGGCACGGCGTTCCCGTGGAAGGGGCGCGGCCTCGCGTCGTACGTCACGGATGGCGGCCTTTCCGACGCGGACGCCGCCGCGTTCCACACGCTGCTCGACACCTACCTCATCACTCCCACGGGACGCTGACATGCGCTTCATCGACTGGCTTCGCAAAATCCTGGGCCCTCCAACCACGCCGCCTCCGAAGCCGCTGCCGGAAGTCGAGAAGGACCTCGCCTACGGCCCCGACCCGCTGCAAAAGCTCGACGTGTACCGCCCGGCTGGCATGGTGGAAGGCCAGACCGCGCCAGCCATCGACATGACCCACGGCGGGGGATGGCAGAACGACAAGGGCGACAAGGCGAACGCGGGCGTCATCGACAACAAGCTCGCGCATTACCTTGCCCTCGGCTACATCGTCGTCTCGGGCAATTACCGCCTGTGGACGGAGACCAACGGCATCACGCCCGCCGACGAAGCGCAGGACGTGGCCCGCAAGCTCGCATTCGTGCAGAAGCTGCCCGGCGTCGATCCCAAGCGCGTGACCCTGATGGGCCACTCCGCCGGGGGAAACCTCGTGGCGCAGGTCGGGGCATCGGTGGAACTGCAGTCGGCCTATGGCTACCTGTCGCCGGCCAAGATCGTATGCCTGGATGCGGTCTATGACATCCCGAAGGCGATCAAGGCCGCGAACGCGACCGGCAACAAGCAGGCCATCTCGCTCTACAAGCCGTTCGGCGCCGACCCGGCCGTGCAGCGAATGGGCTCTCCGACCTACTCCGTCTCCGCGCCCATGCCGCCGTGCTTCCTCGCCTACTCGACGCAGGAAGGCCCTGGCCGCAAGTCGCAGGCCGATGGCTTCGCTGCCGCCATCGTGAAGAACGGAGGACCGCAGCCGGTGGTGCAGGGGTTCGACCTCTCGCACGGGGACATGGATGCGATGGTCGGCCTACCCGGGCCGCTGACCGATGCCGTGGACGGCTTCGTGCGCGGGCTGGGCTAAGAGATGGGCTGGCGCTGGTGTCGTGATGGCTGTGCTATCTGTGCTATCCACAGGCCCAAAACCCGCCAAATTGCACCATTGCGGATTTACGACTGAGCGGCACGCGCCTCCATGTAGGCGTGCAGCGCGGCCGGCGTCATATCCATGCAGTGAGGTGGGGCAATCTCTCGAGCGCGGCCATAGGCCCAGCCCGGAA